AGTTCCTTCAACTGTGGGCCAGGCAGTTTTCCAGGCATTGCTGCCCAGTTGCACCCAGGTGTTGTTGGATTTTTTGTAGTAGCCAAAAATATATGCCCCAATTGTTGTTATAGCATAGTCACCAATTGAACCAATGGTGGCCAAGGGTGTGCTGTCTGCAATCAAGTTAGAACCATTGCCGCCCACTACTTCAGTAGTGTCGGTAATAACTATGGGAGTTTGCAGATCAAAAGTGGCTGTGGTGGCGTTCCATTCAAAAATGCCCCAGGTGCTGACAGAGGTGTCCAGCCAGTAGGTGCCATTGGCAGGATCACCGGTTGGGCGAGTCAAACTGGCAGTGAGTTCTGTAAGGTCCACGTTGGCTCGTTGAACATATGCACGATTGGTCACGCCTAGCGCCGAGTACGCGGCCAATAGCCCATACTCGTTGAGTTCGTAACCGTTGATTGGTGTGCCAGTTGTGGTGTTGTAAAAGAATGGCACACCAAATGTAGCCGCCAAATCACGTTGACTGGTAATTAGATAGGTTTTGTTGGCATTGGCTGCCAGTGTACCGGCCGCCACTGTTATGCCATCGCTGGATACTTTGTTTTGTGCAGTGGCCACCAAGAAGTATGGTACTGTGTTGACAGCGGAGGGTATGTATTGACTTTCGTCAATTACTGTTACTTGTACGCCTGGTGATGTTAAAGCCATAATAGAATCCTTTTCAAGTTGTAGATATTTATTATTTTTTGAGTTTTTTTGTAAATACAATAACCTATAGTAGGCCTAAGGAGTAACTATGTATAAAGGTTTTATATACGAATGGACTAATCGATCCACTGGACAGAAATATATTGGATCACATATTGGTCATGAAGATGATCGATACCTAGGAAGCGGCGTTGAGTTTCTTAAAGATCTGAAATTATTTGGGACACTAAACTATGATCGAAAAATTTTAGAATACATCAAGGACGAGTCCTTAGTGTCTGAGGTTGAGGAAAAATGGTTGCAATCAGTTGATGCAAAAAATAACTCAGTTTACCTTAATAAATCAAACCATGCGTGTGGTTCTAGGGTTATCAAAAAAGAGTCCGGTGTTCGTCCTATGTGCAATACTTGTAATGTACATCCTAGATCTATTGCGTATCATCGCAACGAAAAAGTTTATTATCGCTCAGACTGCCCCGAATGTACAAGAAAAAAGAAAAAAATAAAGAAGATAGTGGTCCCGCGTTGGAAATCTGTAGGGTACAAGAAAAAAACCGCATGTGACAAATGCGGTTTTAGAGCAAGATTTCTATCTCAATTATTGGTGTTTCATATTGACGGAAATCTTAATAATCCCGATATGAGAAATCTAAGAACTATTTGTCTGAATTGTGCTGAAGTTGTTAAAAAAACTGATGTCACTTGGCGTCGGGGCGATCTTGAACCGGACCAGTCACCAGTAATTTGACCTGCTGATACAAATCATCTAGGGTGCCATTGTTGTCTAGTACCACATCAAATTCCGTGCCAACCCAGGCAGTTTCACTTGCATGAATTCCTAGTTTTTCCAGTTTGCGATGGCTGATTGACCATGTTGAGTTGCCGTTGGCACCACGGTTTACACTCAGTGCGGCGTTGTACCAAGCAGGTTCAGGACCACGTGTTACTCTAATGACCCGGCCACCAGCACTTTTGATAGCCCGTATCTCGTTGGGAAAACGGCAGTCACTGATAACAACATCATCTTGACTGTGACGCAGTTTGTTTTCTAAACTGGCAATCCAGATGTCATCGTGAAATCCGGCTCTGCACACTTCTGTGCCCCAGTATTGTAGAATCCAACGTGGTGTTAGTGTGGGCATGTGCAGGCGTTCTGCCCACCATGGATCCACTTGCTCACGCCACTCGCGGGCCTGTTTTGTGCGGCCTTCCAGCATGGTTCTGTCCCAACCAAACACCTGTGCCACAGCATCTTTAAGTGTTGATGCAAAACTTTCTCTACGAAAATGATGCAAATTAACAAGATAGTCAGCAATGGTATCCTTGCCTGAACCTATGAATCCACAGATGCCAATGATCATTTGAGTTCCTTTACGTTGAGGTGTTGAAGTGTGGTTTGTAACATGCCGATTTGTCTGCGGCAGTCTTCCAGAGCATGATGGCTGGTGGCAGGAATAGGCAACTCGGGCCATAAACTAAACACAGTTCTTGAGTCTCGCACTTGGTAGTATTTCCACGGCAGGGCTTTGCCATAACTCTTGTAGGCATGTTCAAGAATGTTCATGTCATAAGTTGGACCCTGGGCCCAGATTAGTTTAGCGTGCCAAATCAATCGACCTAGTTCGTCTAGTGCTTGATCTAGTGGGATTCGATCTTGTTCCCCAAATGCTTCTTCTCTGGCGTGAGCAGGTTGCGTGGCCCACCAGGCTATTGTGCCATCATCAATAGAACGATTTTCCTGGCTTTCCAGTGTTACTCTAGCGTAGTAATGTCGGTCGTAATGACCCAACCCAAACGGGTCAAATGTCTGTGCCGCAATGGTCAGTATGCAGGTGTCAGGACCAGTTGCTAGTCCTTCGAGATCAATCATTAAGTGTGCCATGTGTTATTATAGCACAAATACACTATTAAATCAACTCAAATGGTACTTCTTGCTTTACACTATTCCACCATTCTTGATATCCAATTTGGCTTGGATGGAAGGGCGTCGATTCGGTGGGGTCCAATAACCCGCGATCTCTACAAAATTCAAAAGGTGTGGAACTCAAACAATGTTCCCATGGTATTAATCTAAGCAGCGGATGATTTCGACTAACTGGGCCACTTAGAGAAGTATTGTTGTCGGAGTAATCTTGGAATATATCATATATGAATCCAAATTTATATTCAATTCCAAGTTTGTCAAGAGTGTTTAAACATCCAGAAATAGTAACTAGATTTTGAGTGGCTAGATAATTCCAATCCATTGGTTTGTATTGAGCAGCTACACAATCATAAATCCACTGAGCATAAGGATATCTACAATGGCTATGCCAAGATCCGCCAAACCCTCCTGAGTGCAACCAACTTGCATCGTTTGTTAAACTTTTGTGCTCGTACGAATCGAATTGATATTCCATTTGTCTTGGAACCGAAATATCAATGCGACTAAATCCTGACCAGAGTACAAATACTTTATCAACTTCTGGTGTAAAGTTATCTAGTATGCTTCGTGCAATAAAAGTATTACCAACTCCGCCTCGTGCTAATATTTTGCAGTGAGTATGGCTATATACATTTTCTCCGAATGCTATTCTAGGAAAAAAAAGATTATCAATATAACTACATCCAGCAAATAACAACATTGTTAACCTATCACCCAAGTTAACGGCTGCGAGGCATCCACATACATTTTGAGGTCTTCAATTTTGGCATCCATAATAGCTTGCCCTTCTGATTTCATTGCGGCACCGTTGAGTTGTCCGCCACCTTGTGGTCCAGCAATGGTTGAAAACTTTTCACGTGCTTCGCCAATGATCATTTTGCAGGCACCAACCATGTAGTCTCGAATCCATTGCTGGATTTGGTAGTCGCTTAACAACTGGATTTCAGGTTTGGTTTGATACACCCAAAGCAGGACATTTTCGCCAGTGCCTTTTGGATCACGAATCAGTTGCAGTTTCTTGGTCACAGGATTCCAGGTATAGTTCATGTATGCACCGAACATACGTCCGGCCAATTCAACATACTGGCTGTAAAAGTCATATGTGGCCAGGCCGCCTGCCACGTTGAAGTTCATAAGGTAAACGTTGATACTGGCCTGTGCAAACGGATCAAAGTTTGATGCAAACGGTCCTGTTGAGTCGCCAAATGTTCTGCGGAATATTTGACGCACACTTTGCACTTCTTGGGGTAAGGTGTAGATGTTCAAGTCTCGAATCAACTCCATAAAGATGTAGGCTTCTTCATAGGCGTTGTTGGCACGTTGACGATAGGTACCAATTGTGCGTTGATATGCCGCTTCGTAGTGTGCAGGGTCTAATTCAAGATCAATAATTTGATCACCCATGGTCAATTGGCAATACTCAATAAGGTTTTGCTTTAACTCAGGTAGTGTATTTTGTTCAGCCATTGGGGAACTCCGTTCCCTCTTATTTACCAGGCTTTGAGTATGATCAAGTTCTCAGTGCCCCGAGCATTCCACGGCGTTTCAGTAGTGGTCAAATCCCGGTAGATCTTACGTGCCGCCGGCTTGCCTGCGACTTGTATGGCTCGGATGACATCTGTTGGCTTACGCACAGTTTTTTGTAGCGTTTCTACGGTACTGTATCCAATTATACTGTTGTTCTTTATGGTGAATGCCTGTGTATGGCTGTCTGCTACCACATGAATCAACTTGCGTTTCTTGGTATCATACAACCAGGCTTCTGCTTTGTCCACCAAACTTGCGGCTGATAGCCCTTTGATTTTGAGTTCCGCAAACTCTGCTGAGTGTTTGAACTTGGCCGCACGTTTTTCTGGGGGTACTGCTCGGACCTTGCGGGGTTTGCGTTCCACTTTCTTGATCTGTACATAAGCACCACAGTCGTTGATCACTGCTTCGCAAAACTTCACACAGTTACGCAATTGGATCTTGGTCAGGTACGAGTATGCTTCGACCAACAATGCATCCTTGCCCTCTACTGCCTCTTGAAACTCTGCCAATTTGCGTTTCCAACGATTGGAAATTTCACTGACCATTTGTGGTACTACATTCATGCCACGGATCACCATGATGGGCTTGTAGTCCGCTGACATCTTGGCACCGGCCATCATGAATTCGTCAAACATGCCATCCAATTCAGCCGCACACTCGCCAACTTTTTCTCTCAGTCGATCTTGTATGTTGGGCCGCGCCGGGCCTTCAGCGACTGGCTCAGATTCCGCCTCAACTGTTTGTTTGCTGGATAAAATTTCTTTCAGCAAGTTGTCCAGTTTGATTTGTTCAGTTTCGTTCAATTCCAGCCCCACCATCTTCATGCGGCACAACCAGCCTGTGGTCAGGCGTATTGCACTATCTGGAATACTTTTTAGTACTCGCACATCTGCCTTGCGATCCTGTGACTCCAAATAATTCACAATCATCTCACGAGCATCTTTTTTGCCGTAGAAGTAGTTGTACCAACTGAATGCTTTGCTCAGGGCACTGATGCGATTTTCTGTGGGTTGTGTTCGCCACGGAGGCTCTCCACCCATGACATTGGTGTCTGAACTACGGGGGTTCAGCAGTTTAATGGGTTTCATCAAGGCTCCTTTGGTATTAATGCAGTAATTATAACACTTTGAGATTTATTGGTCAACCTGCCC